CTCTGCTAATCTGTAAACTTTTATTTTTATTTATTTTTTATGGAATATGCAGATTACTTGTTAACAACTCTATATTCTTTGTAACGTTACACTATATACAGAGAGCATATACTATACATTATATTACTATACTACTAGTACGGTAGTAGAATACATATAATAAGCTCTATATCTACTACGTACGTACTGTTTACAAATAATAGTAAGTATGATATAGTAATAATTACTTACTTACTTACTACTCTCTCTGAACTATACTTACTATACTATACTATACTATACTATACTATACTATACTATATACTATACTATACTATACTATAAAGCAGAGGGAGAGAGAGTAAGCTCGCTCAGTTTCACAGCATACTAGCTATCTGCATACTCTCAGTTCTCACTTTCACAATCAGTAACTCTTAATCGAGCTTAAAATTATAAATTAAAAAATTGTTATCGTAGAGTAGATAAATTAGAAAACGAAAGTAGTTGTAAGAAAATCAGAGATAAGAAAGAAATCGTAAGATTATTAAGCAAATTTATTATATGCCAAAGAAAACTAAAAAACAAAAGAAAGCCCAAAAGAAAACTCTTAGTGTACCAGAGAAAGTAAATACTTCCAAGTCGGTTAGAATACAGAAAGTTAGTAACGGCTTTATCGTAAACCAGATTGTTTCAACAAAAAGATCATTTAAAGAGAAGACGTTAGTTGCAAAGACGAATATTGAAGCAAAGAGAATTGCTGCTAAATTATTATGATAATATAATGCTCTTTTAAAACAAAGGAGATTCCAATTGAATAAAAAAAAGAAGAAGAAAAGGAAAGCTAAAAGAAAAACTAAGTTAAGTTATGATCTTGAAAAGCAAAGCTATTATAACAGAAGAAATATGATTAGAGCTGGTTTTACGAACTATCATCACTTAGATCCTTTTGGAGAAAGTGATAATAGTAATCTTCTTCGGTTAGATGCTTTACGTCATTTTTATTGGCATAAGCTTTTCATGAGATTAACATTGGACGAGGTAATTGACTTATTAATCAGATTAAGAGAATTCAAAAGGAGGCTAAATGACTAAACTAGGTTATGTTATAATGGTAATTGTGGTAATAGATTTTATTCTAATACCAATAGCATTAATCAAATACATCTTTTAGGAGGTGATAAAATGGATGAAGCAATGGAGCTTATTAAATACCTTAATAAAGAGCAACATAGAATAATGAACGCACTAAGAAACGCCAGAGATTATGACGAAAGGAGGCGTCTTGAAAAGCTTACCGACTCTATTGAAAGGGCTAAAGAGGATATTCGTCGCAACTGTCTACGATAGATGTAAAAGTTGTGCAATGTGTTCTGGTGGATTTTGTTTACTTAACTATGTTCTTACTAAGGACATTCCAGCAAGAGGAAATTATTGTGAATCTTTTAAAAAACGTATAGGGTAAAGAAATTTACCCTACCACTTAAGCAATTATTTTATATATTAATTAACAACTTAAATCTTTTATTCCCTGGGGAAATGGTGTTTTGGCTTCTCCCTGGGTAGTACTCGATAAGAATCGATTCTTATAATTACCTAGGGAGTTAAAGATTTAAGTTAAACAAAACACTATGAGTAATAATCAACACGGGCCAAAGTTAATTAGAGTTGATAAGCATGGAACTCAGCTTCCACCAAATGTACCTTTTGGTATTAAGTCTATTCCAGAACTAGCTGCAGAGAATGTGCAGAAGCAATTAAATGAAGAAGAGAAAGAGCAGCAAAAAAGATCGAAAGAAAGAACCGGTCATCTCTTAGGAGAAATCGAAGTAATCATGAGAGAGAATGAAGTCTCCCTAGAAGAAGCTAATCAATTATTCCAATTCTTTATTAAATTTTATAAAGAGAAAGCAAGTAATGAATTTTTATTTAAACATACAGAGATGTCTCGTAAAGCAAAAGAAGATTTACCTAAGAATAGAAAAACAATAAAAAGATATTTACGAGAAGTTGAAAAGCAAATTGATAAAGCAATGAAATAAGTTATGATTAAAACAAAAATACAATCGAACAAAGAGCAAGCACAAAGACAAGCAGACAGACGTAAGCAATCTAAGAATGAAGAAGTTGAAGCAGAAGCAAAAGAGATTTTAGGAGATCCTAAAAGATACGAGAGAATGACGAGAGCAGCGTTTAAAGCTTTATTACCGAAAATCAAAAGAGGACCTGCAATAAAGAAGTTAAATGATTTACTTACAGATAAGCAGTGGAGAAAGACAGCACTAGCATACGCAGCAGAAGGAGCTTCGATGTTAGAGATCATGCTTGCTATCGGAATGAATCCGAATCGCCACTATAAATTATTGAAAGAAAATACAGAAAGAGGGAAAGTATATAAAAAAACAATGAAACTCGCTGAGAAGTTATGTGAAGCTTGGTGGTTAAAGATTGGACGTAAAGGTTTAACTATGAAATCAAACTTTAATTCGCATTTGTATTATATGAATATGAAAAATAGATTCGGTTGGAAAGAAAGACAAGAAACAGAATTTGGAAAAGAAACTCTTGCTGCAATAGAAGACCGGATGCAACAAATAGCGAAACGAAGAACAAGGACATGATAACAAGAGAAGAAATAGAAAATCTAAAAGGGCGTTCAGATTTCTTATACCCGAAATTCGATTTTAATATTTACGATGGCAAAGTCGTTATTAATCATTCAGCAGAAGAATTAAAGAAGATAGTTAATTATGAGAAAGAACAAACTAAAGATGATGATATTTGGCAGTTATGTAATGATAACTTCGTCGATGATAATGGTGATCCATTCGAATTAACTCCTGCACAGTTAGAGATATTCAAATGTATTTATTACAGAGACTTTGACAGAGTTCATATCGTTTCTAGTACACAGTACGGAAAGACTTTAAATATTGCAAACGCTTTACTCGCTAGAATTTCTAGTCACTCAGATGATTGGTTAGTAACTGTGCCAGATTTGAAGAGAGGAAGAAATCTTTTGAAGTATATGATTAAAGCAACTTCAAAGAATGAATATTTCAAACGAAAGTTAATTGGTGTAAAGGATAAAGATTACTCAGCATTAAATCGGTTATTAGAAGAGAAATCAAAAATTAAATTAACATACCAGATATTAGGCAAAGATGCGCATACCCCAAACTATGGTACTGTTGAACTTGTAACTTGTGAAGCTCATAGGACACAAGATGCAATCGAAAGTATTATGGGCTTTGGTGGTAATAATGTTATTTCAGACGAGAGTTCATTGATATCCGACGAGATTGAAGCTGGTATATTCAGAATGTTCGCTGGTAAAGGTAAAGATACTTGTTATATTAAGATTGGTAATCCTTTTCATAGAAATCATTTCTTTAAGAGTTTTATCAATCGCAGATATAAAAAGATTTTTATTAACAAGGAAATTGGCTTAGCAGATGGAAGATACACAGAAGAGTTTCTAGAAGAAGCAATGGAAAAACCGAAAGCAGAAGTTTTATATGACTGTGAATATCCACCAGAAGACGCAGAAGACGCAGATGGTTGGTCAAAGTTATTACTTGGTGAAGATGTTAAAAGAAGTATTCGTCCACAAATTAAAATAATTGATCCAGTTCGTCTCGGAGTAGATTGTGCAGGAGGAGGAAAGAATCGGTCAGTTATTGTAGCGAGGGGTATTAATGGAGGAAGAGTTCTTTGGCAATCAAGGACAAAAGATACAATGAAAATTGCAGAAGCAGTATATGACTTTGCTATTATACTGCAAGTTGATCCTAAAGATATAATGATTGATATGGTTGGTTTAGGAAGAGGCGTTGCAGATAGAGTCTCTCAGTTATTAGGAAAACCAACTGGAGTAAACGTTGCACAAGCTGTTACTAGCAAAGTCCAAAAGAAGGAATTTGTAAATCTAAGAGCATTAGCATATTGGAGAGTAAGAACATGGATCCTAAGAGAAGGCAGAATAGAGAAGCATCCTGGATGGGAAGAGTTAGCAACTGCTCTTCTTTATAAATTAAAGAAAGGCAAAGTCCAGATGATGCCGAAAGAGACTATGCGAAAGAAAGGTATTTCTTCACCAGACTACGCAGATGCATTGATGCTTACGTTTACAAAAAAAGATGAATATTTTGAAACAGGTAAAAGTAAGAAAAATAAAAAAGAAGATTCATTCTTTGAAAAGAAAATGAAATTAAAAAATAAAAAACGCGATTCATTTAGAACAGTCCAAGCATAATCTTATGAAAAAAATTAAATCAAGTAAAACAATTAAACTAGACGAAGAAAGTATCGTCGGTGATTTAGCTTTCGATAAGAAAACACAAGAACGTTTCTATTCTCATGCACCAGTCCAAGAGACTCACATAAGAGAATATGTCCAAACAAGAACAGCAGAAATTCTCAAGATGAAAGAAGAGAGAGATAAGCAGCATCGGTATTTCGGTTTATTAGAAGATGGGACTTCTTCTAACTTAATGAGATATATTAACGAGAGTGAGAAGAGAATGAATGGTACATTAGAACGAAGCGATTTTAAAGACGATTGGCAAGCAAATATCTTTGATCATATTACTAGAAATAAGACGATGCAGATTTTAGCAAGGCTAACAGCACAAAGAATGAAAGCTCACTTTTATAATGCAGAAGGCGTTGACTCTTCTTTAGCAACTGTTATTACAAATTTGTATGAAGCAAATTCACGTGGTAAGAATGGTATTAATAAAGGAGGAGTCTTTTTATTCAAAGCATTATTCGAAGTAATCCTCAAAGGAACTGCTATCCGAGAGATTAAATATTTTGAAGGCAAGAGAAGAGTAAAAACAAAAAAGATAAAGAAGAAATGGAATTATAAAAATATTTATGCATACGAAGACGTTTTAAAAACTGTTCTTCCGTTAGAGCATTTTATACCAGGAGACGTTAAGAAATTTAAAATTTCTGAGATGACGAGATGTGCTACAGAGGAACCGATGTCCTTAGATACATTTATCGCCGACTATTCTTCGTTTCTCGGTTTTAGTAATGTTCGGCCAGCTGCATATTATACGGACGCAGAACAATCTCTGTTTAGTATTAAAGGAATCGAAGACCAAGTTTTAGTCAGGAGATATTATAACGAGAACACAGATACACACGATGTTATTGCTAACGGGTATTTACTAACAGAGATCGGAGATCCTCTTCCGTATAAACATAAGAAACTTCCATTTGTCGATTCTAAATTTGAGATCCTTTCGAACAATTTTTTCTATGGAATGAGCTTACCATTTAAGTTAGCTTCATACCAAGATATGGATAACTCGCTTTTAAATATGATGTTAGACCAGATCTTTATTGCACTTAAGTCACCAATCTTTAATGCATCTGGTTCAGAGATTGATATCGATTGGATGTACCCTTCTAATGTTATTGATATTGATCCAGATTCTAATGTTGATAAAATAAAAGAATTCAAAGTGCAACCAGAAACAGGAGCTGCTAGCCAAATGTTAACAATGATCCAGAACAGGATGAACGAAGCATCTGTACAAGGGCAGAGCCAAGCACAGGGTACACCAAAATCAGCAGAAGAGATTGCAACAGTCAGGGAAGCATCAATGGATCTAATGGATTTATTTTTGAGACAAATGGAATGGTCAGAAGAAGATATTGCAGAGCAAACAATGCAAGTCATGCTCGAGAAATATACAAGTAGACTAAAGAGAACAGGAAAACATCGCAAGTTCCTTATTGATAATGTACGGCTTATTAATGGAGAACTTGGTACAATGGAAGTTAATATCAGAAAGAAAACAAGAAGTAAAGAAGTTTTAAATAACTTAAATCTAAGATCGATTGACTTATCACAAATTGTAGATATCCCAATTTATGACATTATGAATTTTAAAAGCATGGTGAAGATTGTCCCGAATGCTTCTTTGAAAGAGACTGAAGCACAACGAAAACGTGCTGAAGTAGAATGGAATAAATTAACTACACAAAACGCATATGTAAATCAGAAAGAAAATATCAAAGATTTAGCAGAAGCTTATGGAAAAGAACCTTCGAAATTAATACTAGATAAACCTGAAGAGATCCCTGGTAAAGAGGGAGCTGATGTAAGAGGTCCCCTCGAAACACCTCTCGGAGGATCTAGTTCTAGAACAAGATGATTAAAAGAAACATAATTAAGTTACTATTCAGATTATTGGGGTTAGATAATTCTTTGAGAGAAGTTTATGAAGCATCAGATTTACCAACGATGGAAACTCCTAAGGAAGATAAAGTTGCTTTGAAGTTAATGATCGATAAGCACAAGGTTGCTCTTGCTGACGTCGCAGATGTCGATGAATATATGAAATATTTGAAGCAGTTGATTTTAATGTACCAGCGTTTAAGATTACGAAACAATAAAAAAGATTATTTAATTATTATATTATTTTTAACTAAACATATTTATGAGCTTGAGCAAAGTTTACGTAGATATCATAAGATGGATCGTAAATTCATTTTAAAAGTTAGAAAAGAAAAATTAAAGAATCAAATAGCTAATAATTAATTGTAGTTAATAGGAAGACTATTAACTCAGGAAGAATTATGTTCAAAAAGAAGAAAGAAGCAGTGTCAAAAGAAGAGATTAAAAACGACACTAAGTTACAAAAGAGAACATCACGTTCAAAGGACGATGTAAAAAAACTCTTTAAAGAGAATTACATCAAGAAGAATAAGTTAGATCCAGAGGACGACAATGTTCAAGCATTAGTCGATGACTTAGCAGATAGAGAAATTGCTAACTCAAAACGTATGAGCAAAGTTTTAAAGCAGAAGATTGGTTACCGGGAACTTGCAGAAAAAAATGCAGAGAAAACAAAGAAAAAAGAAGGAAAGAAAATTGAGAAAGAGGAAGAAGAGGAAGAAGAAACGAGCTTTGATAAATTTCGTACAATCGAGAGAAACAAAGCACTCGGCTCTGTTATTACTAAAATCATAAAGAAGCACCCAGACGAAGGACTTTCGTTCGATGCTGTTTATGCAAAAATCAGAGAAGTTTACGTCGACAAAGAGACAGACACTTCTCGGGAAGATTTCAAAGAGAGAGTGAATGCTGCTTTTCGGACTGCTTACCCAGATCTTTATAAAGAAGAGATAAAACGAGAAGAGAGAAAAAAACTAGCTGAAGACGAGGGAGAAGAAACAAGTCCAAAAAATTATAAAGAGAAGAAAGAAGACATTCACAAAAGAACGCGACCAGTTAAGAAGATTACTGACTGGTATAAAAAATAATTAATTTATATTAATATCTTATGTTTAAACCAAATAGATATGATGATGGAAAACTAACATCTCGACCAGGAACAGCTGCTCAAGAGTTTGTAAAGTACCAATTAGCTAAGATGGATAGTGGTTACTTAGTAACTGCTACTGCAGGAGATGATGAAGCAGAATATATTATCATGGAGACAGTTACAGTAGCAACTACTGGTGATGACGTCTTAGTATTACCGATTGAAGATGCATTAGAAATTATCGCAACGACAATTACTACACCTGTCCAAGCAACTCATGTTGGAAACGATTACGATCTTGGTAGTAATGTTGCTTTAGATTTAACTGCAACTACTGATAAAGTTTTTCATATCGAAGAAATCTATGATGCAAGTAATAAACTTGTATTAGGAAAATTCAATAAGCCTGCTATAGCTTAGATATAGCATTTTATTAACTAGAGTGAAATGAATTATGATTACTAAAAAAGATTTTCCTTCACTCTCAACTAGACTTGACGAAATTTTTAACGAAGCAACAATGGATGCATTAACTGACGCAAAAGGTTTTGATGTATTCGAAGTTACAGAAACGAATCGTAAAGATTTCAAACTCCAAGTATTGCACGGAGTTTCTGGTGTAAAGAAAGTTACACCAGGCCAAGATCTACCGAGAGTAGATGGCATTGAAGGCGACGATATCTCTTATTCACAAGCTTACTATGGAGCTATTGTACCAGTTACAAAAGAAAATAGAAAGTTTGATGAGTACGATGAGATCGATGATTTAGCTTCTTCAATCACAGAAGATGCATGGGATAATGTCGACCAGTCTCTTGCTGATGTTTTGTTATATGGTTGGGCAGATTCGTATACAGATATATGGGGAGCAGCTATTTCAGCTGTAGGACCAGATGCTGTTTGTTTATTTAATGCATCACATACGAATCCAGCTTCTTCTAATGTTTTCTCAAATCTGATTAATGATGGAGATAATAATAACCCAACATTTTCAAGGGAAGCAATTGCAAACCAGATTGCTAGAGGTAAGAAATTCAAGAATGTGCATGGTAAATCGAAAGCAGTTATTTTCGATACGATTATTATACCACCAGAGTTAGAAGACGCTGCTATACGTTATACAGAGACAATCCAATTACCTGGTACACCGAATAATGATACGAATAAGTACGTTACACAGACTATAAAGCAAATTATTGTTTGGGAGAGATTATCTACCAGAAGCGATGGTACAGATACTTCAGCTTATTGGTTCATGGCTTCTTCAAGAAAAGTTGGTAAATCTCTAAAATGTAAATTTGCAGAGAGACCAACATTGGATGCTCCAGATGAAGTTTATTCTAATAAGAATTGGGAATGGTCAATCGACTTTTTCTACACAAGAGGCATTGGCTATCCACAATATATCTGTGGTTCAAATGGCGGAAATGCATAAATAGCATAGGGGAGAGAATTTTCCTCTCCCCTCTTTATTAATTAAAGTAACAAGTATGAGTATTAATTGGGGAAGACTAAAAAGTCAAGATCGTGTGAACGATATTGGTAAGCCCTGGACTCAGGAAGAGCAAAAAGCAATTCACGAATTTAAGATTCCTCCTGCTTATGTTCGGGGAGGTATTCTTACAATCAAAGAATACACTAGCGAACTTGCAAGAGAAAAGAAGGAAGGAAAAAGTTTAGAGATGCTTTCTGGGAACGAGCTTATTAATTACGCAGTACGTCTTGGTATTAATGTCATCGAAGAGATGTCATTAGCAGCTATTCGTTTAGAAGTTGGGAAGAAAATGAAAAAAGAAAAGCTTAAAACGTTTGCTGATGTGAAAGAGTACGAGAAAGAACAAGACGTAGAAGAGAAAGAAGAGGAAGAAAAAGAGACCGAAGAGGAAGAAGAGGCAGAAGAGACTGAAGAAGAGACAGAAGAGAAAGAAGAGACCGAAGAGGAAGAAGAAGAGAAAAAGAAAGCAGAAAGGAAAGCTTTGAAAAAGAAAAAGCGGTTAGCAAAAAAGAAAGCAAGAAAGAAAGCATTAAAAAAAGCAGAAAAGAAAAACAAAAAATAAGTTTAATTAATTAATTAAACAGCTATTATGAATAAATTCAAATTTTCAATTATTCTAACAGTGATTGCGTTAGTAGTTGTTCTTGGGTCAGTATATGCAGTACGAGCTTTCGGTGAAAGACAAGTTGCTTTACAATCTGTTGAAAATGCAGAAGTCGTTAATCAGTATTGCACAGATAGCTCAGCACCGTCTGATGTAGGTGGAGCAGTCGCAGCTGTTAGTGGAATTTGCACAGGTAGCGAATTTCCAACTCAACTTTGTAATGTCAATGCCTACGAACTGCAAATACAAACTGATTTAACAATCGATGATAATTTAACAGTCTCTGACGAGATAACGTACGGAGGAGTTACTGGTGATTGGATTACTGGTTCTTGTACAAATGGTACAACTACTCTCATCTCTATTATTAATCCGTTTAGTGCAGACGTTACAATTGACATTTTCGAAATCGACATTGTAAACGGTACTTCTACAGCTTCATACCAAGTTGGTACATCTTCTGATCAATACGCTGATGCAGTTGGTGACCTTTCTGATACTTTAGTTGATGGACTAAGTATTGCAACTTCGACAGATGGAACAGCAACCACAACAGAAAGAATTATTGTTAGAAACTCTAGCAGTGCTATCGCTGGCACAGCTGGCTTTACTGCTCCTGGAACTAACAGTGAACCTTTCATCAGGTGGGAATCTGGCGATTATCTTTCCGCATTCGTAGACACAGTATACACTGGTGCATTCACCGAAGCTACAAACTTCGCAAGTTGCACATATAAGATCCATTCATACAGATAATTAGCAATAGTTATTGCTTATCTCTTTACAGACAGTAGAGGTAAGCAAGCTACTATAATTAATTTAGATAATAATTTATGCGATTAAAAGACATTTTTATTTACGTAATTGTCCTAACTGCATTTGTGACATCACTCATTGCATTGGACTTTGCAAGCGAAGCAAGAGTTCTTTCGAATCCTTTTGTCGAGAAGGATGAGGTAACTGTTGCTGGTGATTTTTTTGTACTAGAGAATCACAAACTTAATTCAGCTACTTCTACTGTTTCTTATTTAACAGTTGGAGGAGATTCGATATCAGTTAGTTTTTACACAGGAGATGCAGATCTTCTCGATGTAAACTTGGCTATAGTAGCAAGTTCTTCGTCATCTGTATTAACCTGGGTATATGAATATTCAGATAACTACGTAGATTGGTACCAAGAATCTGGTTCACAAGTTGATTCAACGATTCTAGTTACTTACGGAGCAACTGGCTTAGTACATAGTTGGACACCAGGTTCAACTGCTGAAGCACTTAGAAATTTCTCTATGTCTCCAGTAGCTGCTAAGTATACGAGAGTAACATTCTCAGCATCAACTGCAAACTTATCAATCTGGTATAATATAATTAACAGGAGAACACAATAATATGATTAGAAAAATTATAAACTATGTAGTTACTCCAGTTATTGCTATGGCTTTAATTGGGATAATTACAGTAGCTGCTAGTTCTCTAGTTTATATTAGAGACGATGGTAGTATAAAACAAATTCAATTAGAAAACGAAGATATCGCAGGAAGTGGAGGACAAACATATAAACCAACTACAGTTTCTTTATCTGATTTACCATTAGCAGAGAACTTAGTATATCGTGGAGATGCTTCAAATAACCCAGAAGCAACTAATTCTTTAGTAATTTTAGCAGATGGAAAAATAGGAATCGGGACTACTACTCCTCAAAATAAATTACATATTTACGAAGATAAAAATGGAATACTAACATCTGCGCTAGAAAATACAAGTACAGCTTCTAATATAGTAGTTGGTTCATTATATAAAGCCATTAATGATAATGGATATTGGGGAGCTATTGGAATGACAAATACCGGTTCAACTATTGTAGATGGACAGAGTGCTACTTTAGAAAATACATACCAAAACTATAATTTAGGATATGGAGATTTCTTATTTACTAACGATGGTAATACTAACTTTAGATGGTTTACAGACCCAACAGATCAACATAACTTTACAGCAGTTACTAACGAAGTCATGAGATTACAAGCAGATGGGTCTCTAGGAATCGGAACTACTACCCCGGCTTATATATTAGATGTTTATGGTAATTCAAGAATCGAAGGAACTTTAAAAATTGGAGTTTATACTTTACCTGCAGTAGATGGGGTCAGT